ACAGGCGCAATGCTCAACGCTGGCGCAACCAGTGCACCGCAGGCACTCGGCACCGCAGCGGCTGGCACATCGCAAAGTTACTCTCGCGCTGACCACGTTCACGCCATGCCATCCGCTGGCGACGTAGGCGCGATCCCAACGAGTCAGCTAGCGTCACTGGCAACGACTGCGCAGGTGGCGGCGATTACTCCGGCCAGCATTGGCGCAATTCCGACTAGCGCACAATCTGGGTTTGCAACGCTCACGGGCGGGCATCTGACGACCTCGCAGACACCTGCACTTGGAGGTGACATCACGCTTGCGGCTGGCGCAGTGTCCGCGCAGGTTGTGGCACTTCAAGGCTCGGCTATCGCGGCTACAGCGCCAGCCAGCGGGCAGGTGCTCGCATGGAACGGTACGCAATGGGCACCAGCAACGGCGTCCACGGGCGGCGGCGGTGGAGCTAACGGGTTGACGTACTACCTGAATCAAGGCACGGCGGCTGACGCTCCGACGACCAACATCCCGGCAACGCCTCATCAACTGGGCCGCACGGGCGAGACTGGGCAGACGACCGTTACAACGGGCACGCTGACGCAAAACACTTGGGTGCTTGTGGCTGGCTTTGTCTCCGAATCCTCCCCTGTGGATCCGGCAAGTACGACCATTCCAGCGGGCTTGTGGGATTTTAACCTATGGGCATACGGCAACGCCAACGCACAAGCAGGCACGTCAATACGCGCTCTTGCTTACATTTACAACGGCACCACGCTAACGCTTTTGGGCACCTCTGGCGGGCAGGTCATTAACAATAGCTCTGCGCAATATTCGCTTTCAGTCCTGGTGCAGCAGACAACCGTATCGCTTACGGATCGCATTTACATCGCGATTGAAGCATACGCCACTGGCAATAATCACAACGTTACTGCGCAATTTGGCGACGGAACTCCTTCGCACGTTCATACTTCATTGCCGCTCGTTGGCGGCACCGGGCTTTGGAAGAACTCCAGCGGCGTGTTGCAATCGCCGGCAAGCCTGCTTGTGGATGCTGACGTTGACGCAGCGGCTGGCATTGCGTTGACCAAGATCGCAGGCGCAGCAAGCACCGCACAGGTTGCGGCGATTACGCCCGCAAGCATCGGAGCGATGGCAACCAGTGAACGCGCAACTTACGCGACAACTGCCAGCGTGGCGGCAATCACGGCGGCATCGCTTGGAGCACTGACAACGGCGCAATCAGGAACTTGGATTGCGACAACGCAACTTGGAACATTAGCAACAACTGCACAAGTGGCGGCTATTACCGCGTCATCGCTGGGGGCATTGTCCACAGCTCAGACTGTGACGCTGGCGCAGGGCGGCACCGGGGCAACTACGCAAGCCGCAGCATTAACGTCACTAGGGGCACAATCTGCACTTACAAGCGCAGCTCCTCTTGCATTAACTGCCGGAGGCACGGGTACTACATCTGCGGCTGGTGCATTGACTAATCTTGGAGCGCAAGCGGCACTAACTACGGCTGCTCCTCTTGCATTGACTCAAGGTGGGACGGGAGCAATCACAGCGGGTGATGCTTTGATAAATCTTGGAAGTGCAGGAGTCCGTCTTATTGAAGCAACACAGACAGTAAATGTTTCGTCAACAATGAACACTGGCGTTACGCCAAATACGTTGACCGTTAATGCTACTGGAGTTTTTGCAACAAACGATTCCTACACTCCAGTTCTCGGAGATGTTGTGTTATTTACCAACCAAACTGGGCAGGCTGTACAAAATGGCCCGTGGGTAGTCACAACTGTTGGCGCAACTGGAGTGCAAGCGGTATTTACTCGCCCATCTTGGTTTTCTGGAACTACAACAAAGCCATTTTCGGCATTTATCCGTTTTGGAACATCTCGCTACCACAACATTTACATAATTGTAAATCAAGCTGTTGGAGATATTTCTGTTGGATCTTCCAGTATTGCTGCATATCCGACATCAATAAGGCAGGCAAACGCAAATCTTAGTGCAAATACGTTTGTAAATACACAGACATTTAGTGCTGGAAATACAACGAGTCCTCCAGCCTCATTTCAAGCTGGTCAGTTGATAACAACTCCAGCCGCGCATCGCATTGAATGGGATGGTTCACAGATGTATGTCAGCAACACTGCCGCCGAGCGGTTGCCTGTGGCTACGTCAAAAGCACAGATTAACAATCAAACTGGCACAACATACACGCTTGTGCTAACGGATGCGGGCTATTTGGTGACATTGAGTAACGCTTCTGCCATATCAGTGACAATCCCAACGGACGCTTCTGTAGCGTTTCCTATTGGTACTCAGATTTTGCTTATGCAGTTGCTTGCGGGTCAAGTTACCGTTTCTGCGGTGACCCCGGGAACTACCACAGTTGCTGGGAAAAACGGTCTTAAAACATCTGGTCGCTATGCCGTAATTTCGTTAATTAAAATTGCCGCCAATTCGTGGATTGTTGCTGGAGATGCTTCCGCTTAATTTATGCTTGCACTAATAGGCAGCTTAAAAAAACTACCAATATCAACAGACATTGAGTATTTAGTTGTGTCTGGTGGTGGTGCTGGCGGTTCTGCAAATAATACGGGAACAGGTGGCGGTGGCGGTGGTGGCGGTTATTTAACTGGCACAATACCTTTAGTAATAAGCACTGCATACACTGTAACCGTGGGGGCTGGTGGCACTGGAGGAGCTATTGGGTCTGCATCCGGAAATGGAGTTGTTTCCACATTTAGCACCTTTAGCCCCATAGGTGGTGGTGCTGGTGGAAGTAGTTTTTCATCAACAACTGGATCTGCTGCGCAAATTGGGGGCTCAGGTGGCGGTGGTGCTGCTGGGGGAAGTCTTGGGCTTGCATTTAGAACTGGAGCCGCTGGCACATCAGGTCAAGGGTTTGCTGGCGGCAATGGGGGAACAAGTGGAGCACCTGCTGGAGGAGGTGGCGGGGCAGGCGCAGTTGGGCAAACTGCTGGATCAACGGTCAACGGTGGCGCAGGAATAATTAGCTCCATTACTGGCACTGCTACATATTATGGCGGCGGCGGCGGTGGATCAACAGCAGGGGCTATTCCGGCAGGAACAGGGGGGCTTGGCGGTGGAGGTAATGCTAATTCTATAGGCACAGCTAATACAGGAGGAGGGGGCGGGGGCGGGGCTGTTAGTTCTGCCGGGCCAAATGGCGGATCTGGAGTTGTTATTTTAAAATATTCAGACACATATACAATTACACTTAGCGGCGTAACTGGAAATACACCAGCAGCATCTGGTGGTTTTAAAATTACCACAATCACAGCAGGAACTGGAACTGTATCTTTTGCTTAATTTTATGAAAACACTACTCGCACGACTTCAAGAACCATCGACCTACGCAGGGCTTTCCGCGCTTCTCGGCCTTGCTGGCGTTCAACTGCCGGACGCTAAGTATCAGGCTATCGTTCACGCCATTGCAGCTATCGCAGGGGCGGTGGCAATTTTCCTCGGAGAATCCAATGGCCCTACTCCTCCTCCAGTCGCTCAGTAGTTGGCTTCAACTGCGCGTAATCCATGCGCACTGGGAGCTTACGCGAGAAATCGAACGCTATTGCGATGACACTGAAAACGCTATACTCGCCGCTCGGGCTGCTGGCAACGACGCTCTCGCTGACCGCTTGCGCTCACGTTTCGAGCGTGCCAGTGGCATCGCTTTACCCACCATCGGGAGTCCTGCACCTGCAACAGGGGCAGACGTACCGGGCAACGGGCGTTGAAACATGGCATTCGGCGGCACGTTATCAAGCGTTGGAGTTGCAGCTACTCGACACAGTTTCTGCCATCAAACATTTACAAAACCGATGAGCCGACACATTGACGACATACTTAGCGTCGGTTATGTAAATAGCGTAGCAGTCGCAATTTCCGTAAGCGAGTTTGAGACTGGCTTGCGGATTTTTTCGCTGTTTTTGGCTATTACCTACACGGGATACAAGTTTTATAAAGCATTACAGGCAAAATGATTGCGCCGTTTCCAGACGAGTCTGAAGAGGATTTCCTTGGCCGAGTTGCTCAAGCACTCAGCGAGCATTTTGAGGTTGTGCAAATTTTTGCGCAGACGGAAACGTCAGACCACACGGACGTTTTTAACGTAGGCTACGGCAACGTGTTGGCTCGGCAGAAACAAATGGAGAACTGGCTCGAAATGATGAGCGGTAGCGATGATGAGGAGGAAACCGATGATGAATAGCACGGCTCTCAAATTTGTTTTGTCGCAGGAAGGCGGTTATTCCAACGATGCCGCAGATAGCGGTGGCGCAACTAATTACGGAATCACACACACTGAGTACGACGAAGACCGCATAGAGCGCGGGTTGCCAACTCAATCCGTAAAACTAATCACTGCCGAGGAGGTACGTTCGATTTATGAGCGCAAATACTGGCAGGCCGGAAAGTGTGGGCAACTGCCTGCACCACTCGACTTAGTCCACTTTGATGGCTGCGTGAACATTGGCGTCGGCGGCGCAACCAGGCTATTGCAAAAAGCGGTGGGCTCCAAAGTGGACGGAAATTTTGGTCCGCAAACGGTTAAGGACGTTCAACACGCATTGGAGGACAACGACTCGCTCGCCATTGCGTTGAACATTATCGACTTGCGGCGCGAGTATTACCGCAAAATCGTGGATCGCAACGCGACTCAAGGCGTGTTCCTCAAAGGTTGGCTAAACCGCTGCAACGCGCTGCAATTAGCCGTCACAAATGGCTAACGTCGTGCGCAAATGGCGGCGCTGGATGGCTGTTGGATGCTCGCACGGGCATCTAGCGGATCAGGCGTTGTTGCGGCAGGTGCTGGCGTTTAAGGAACGCTTTAAGCCGTCGCTGACGATTCATCTAGGTGACGCCATAGACCTTGCAGCACTTAGGGGCGGGGCCTCCGACGCCGATCAAGCTTGCGACCCGGAAGGTGACCTCAACGACGGGCTGGCGTTTCTGTCGCAGCTACAGCCGCAAGTTTACCTGCTCGGAAACCACGAGGCTCGACTCCGCCATCTCATGGAGTCGCCTAAGGCCATCGTGTCGGCGCTCGCGTGTCGCGTTTACCAACAGATTCAAGACCGTGCTAAGGAGCTAAAATGCAAGGTGATTGACTACGACTTCCAGCACGGTTGGTATCCGTTTGGCGATGCGTTGGCGGGGCACGGTTATATGACTAATGAGGCTGCCGTACGCGACCACGCAGAAGCCATTTGCACGGGTAGTCACAATAAAGTGATTCTGGCTCACCTGCATCGAGTCACGCAAGCTGAGGGCCGTAACAGAGCGCATCCGACGGGATATTGCGTGGGGTGGCTGGGCGACAAGGCACTAGCCACATACAGTGCTCAGAGACGCGCAACTACCTCATGGTCAAGGGGATTTGCTTGGGGAGAATTTACCGATAACGAAACACAAGTATGGCTCGCAAAAGAAACCAAAAGTCAGACATTCAAACTCCCGGTGTAGGCTGGCTAACTGAGCTAGCGCAAGAGCTTAACGTGAGCTTCCCGCCCGAGGGCGAAGGCTGGGCGACGATGGCGCAGATTGTAGAAGCAACCGGGCGAGATCATCAAAACATTCGTGTGTTTCTTAAACGCCGAAATGCGGAAGTTCGCAAATTCAAAGCAGTTAACGCAGGCGGTAGAGTGATTATCACGCCTCATTACCGGCTTACTGACGGGTAAAAATAAGGCTTTTCAGTGCCTGCGGTCTGGGGTTTATTACCGGTCCTATGACCAAAATGAACGGCATCGAACTGCACTGGACACCGCGTAATTACACCAACGGGCCAACGTGTAAAACGCTCGATTA